TATAATCGACCTTGACGGAAAGCCTTGTATTATTAAGGGCGAACGTTGGCTAGGGGTTATAAATAGAGACAAAGAAGATTGTTATTTTGAAGGCACAGTTTTCATTAAACGAAATAATGGGTGTTATGAAATGGGCGGTGAAATCGCAAAAACAAGAATTGAGTTTGAAGCAGAATTAGAAAGCGTAACATATTTCAAATAAGGGGGGCGCGGTATGGAATTAAAAGACACAAAATTATTGGTTGAAAATCTGTTGCGGGAATATCCTGCACTCAGGGGGAATGATGATGTTCTTTATCTGGAAGTATTGAGAAAAGTTCACCCTTATTGGAATAGCGGAAGGATAACAACAAATATTGAAAATATGCCGATTGGCGAGTTTTTTTCAGCACGAAAAAATATGAAGTTGCCGAGCTTTGAAAGTGTGAGACGTTCAAGGGCGAAAATAATGGAAGAACACCCGGAATTGAAACCCTGCGAAGTAGTCCAGAAGGGGCGAGAAGAACAGAGAGAAAGATTTTACAAAATGGCAACAAAACAGGGCGAATTTGCTTTTTAGTGTTGACATATAACACAATGCGTGTTAAGATGTCTATATCAAGAGCTAAGGGGGCTTTATATGAAATATATTATCAGTTGGAAGGAAGAAGAAAACACAATCAAGTTTGAACCTTCACAGATTTTTAATGCAGAAGGAAAGGTTTATACCTTAAAGAAAATCAGCATTGTAGAATTTGTGCTTAAATCAGAAAATGAAGAAACACATAGTTCGCTTGGTGGTTGTCTGGAACGTCTGAAAAATGAAATGGACACAGAAGATTTTATCAATCTTGCTTCATTGTTGTATACTTGGGGAATGTATAACGGAGTACACGGATAATGAAATATACCATCAGGAAGAAAGGGGAAAAATATTACAAAAAGTTTAAGCCCTGCGGGGCAAAAATAATAGCCATAGCGATCTTGCTATTAAGTTGGATTTATATTTTATTTGAAGTCATAAGGGGGTAAAAAGAATGACTGATATTAATAGTGTTGTTTTGGTTGGTAGAATTACCAAAGATGTTGGAAGCGATGAACGTTCATTTTCTTATGTTGGAAATGGAACTGCGAAAGCGGTTGTAAATATTGCGGTAAATCGTGGAGTAAAGAAGGGCGATAAATGGGAAGACGAGACTTCATTTTTTGATGTAACTATCTGGGGAAAAACTGCAGAGAACCTTAAACCGAGATTGACAAAGGGAACACAGATTACTGTTAGCGGTTATCTGAAGCAGGACAGATGGGAGAAGGACGGACAGAAACAGAGCAGAGTTCAGGTTGTTGCAGATATGGTTGAAATTCCGAACGTTTCAAAAAAGGAAGCGGACAAGGTTGCCGAAGCGTTTGGCGGTGAAGCCTTCCCGGAAGATAATCCATTCGGCAATTAAGGGGGCAGAAAATGGCTAGTACATTGAAAGACGGAAGAAAGGACGGGGCAAGATTTAGCGTATATCTCCGCCCGTGTCAGTTGGAATGGTTGGACGCCCAGGCGGAAAAAATGGGTGTAAGCCGTTCAAAGTTTATTGAATTGAAAACATTCCCGAAGGAATTGCAGATACTGAAGGATAAAAAAGGAGCGAAGAAAAAGAATGAGCAGTAGAGTAAAAAGGGCAAAAAAAAGAGTGCTTAGTCACAATCGGGCGGTAGTTCGACAGTTTGCGGAATGGGTGAATGTCTGCGGTTTTTCGGTAAGATTAAAAGTTGCCCTGCGGGTTCTGCGGGGCAGATTGTAAGGGGGTAAAGAATGAACGTATTTGAAAAGCTTAATGAAGCAAGAATTAGATTCCAAAATGCAAATGTAAAGAAAAGCGGAAAAAATAATTATGCGGGTTATACTTATTATGAACTTGCAGACATTCTGCCCGCAATAAATAAGATTGCACAGGAACTGAAATTTTCCTGCATCGTAAACTTTACACCAGATCTTGCAACACTTGATTTTGTAGATTGCGAGAAAAACGAAAAAATTACTTTTACAAGTCCAATGAGTTCTGCAAGCCTTAAAGGGGCAATGGATGTTCAAAATACAGGTGCGGTTATAACTTATCTTAAAAGATATTTATATCAGAACTGTTTTGAAATTGTGGAAAATGATTTGTTGGATGCAACATTAAACCCCAATGAAGAAAAGGGTGAAAATGTTGATGATTTGATTCAGAAGGTGAAAGCAAGAATGAACACATTCAATGATTCACAATTGGATTATGCAAACAAGGCTATTAAGCAGAGAAATATAACTATGCTTAAGAATTGTTTGAAATAATACTGCAAATTTGGAATTCATCGAGATTAAAGTTCCTGTAAAAGGTTCGTAGAAAGTTACAGGAATAAAATCTTGAAGCCTTGGCAGGCGGTTGTTGTGATAGCCTTTATATTTTCAGTTCCCATTGTAATACCAAACCGAAATATAAAGGTGTTCCAGACGAACAACAAAAAGCCATTTTTTAGGGGGAAAAATGAAGTTTGTGTGTTATACAGAAATGCAGGAAAAGGGGCTTTTATTACACTTCCCGACAATGGCAATAAAATCTGAAATCCTGCAACAATGGCATAAATCAAAAGAAAAGTATAACTGTTATTTTTCCGTAGAACTTAAGATGCCATATAAAAGCAGAACCACAGGCAAGGGAAGTCAAAATAACTTGTTTTGGAAACTAGTTGAATATATCTGCGGGGAAACAGGCGATGACCCCGAAGCAATAGAAATAGAGCTTAAGAAAAAAGCAATCGGCAAAGGCTATCCATATCATATATCAAAAATATCTGGTGAACCTGTTCCCGAATCAATGACAACAATAAACACAGTTGAAATGTCATATCTGATAGATACTGCTTATGAAGTTTGTGCTTTTTTGGGAATTGTGCTTGAACCCGATTTGAAGAAGGAAGAAGCCCCGAAAATAAAAGACCCGTACAATAATGAGTATGATATATTTTAAGGTGAGAGAATGAATGAAAGAGAGATTGAACAGAGAGAAGAAGCTTTAATGCGATCTAGCGGGATTTGCCCTGTATGTAATAAACCGATAGTTTCGGGACAGTATGCGCATAAAATCGGTAACCGCGAGATTTACCGAAAAAAATATGGAAATTGGATAATAGACCATACATTGAATGGCGAGTATGTTTGTTCTTTATCCTGCAATAATTCTGTTGATGTTGGAAGTAGTTACGGAAATCACCTTGACGTTATAGCAGATATTCTGATTGCGGAATTTGTGAAAATGTGGGGTGCGGAAGGATTGGGAAAACTGACAGATAAACTGTTAGAAAAATATAAACAAATGGGGGTTCAGATATGAACGAAGAAAAAATTAAGGGTATGAAGTTTGGCGAAACAGTTGCAGATGGAAATGGCAATAAGTACACCAAAACAATCGGTGGTTGGATTTACACAACATTTTCGGGACAGGTTTGTTTTATTCCTGACGGAGTTGTAAAGGAAAATTTGACAACTGAAAAAGCCGATAAAAAGGCAAAAGAAAAATAATTGCTTATCTGCCCTTGATGTGTTAAACTGATAGGGCAGAAGGGGGCAGAAATGAATCTGAATGAAGCAAGTCAAAAAGCATTAGAGATAGCAGAGAAAAGGGGAATTCACGAAAATACGATGAATGCTTTGAAACATTGTGCGGGTGAAGTTCTGGAAGCGGTGGAGAGTTACACAAGATATGTTTATTCACCGAAAGAAGAAGCGGACAATTTTTGCGATGAACTTGCGGACATTGTAATTTGCGTTTTATCAATTTCTGCAAAAGAAAATATTGATATTGAAGGTGCTATTGCACGAAAAATACTTATAAACGAAGGAAGAGCGAAAAATGGTTGTAACTAATCGTTGGTCAAAAAAGAAATATGAAGTTTGGGAAATCTCGGAAAAAACTGTAAAATTAAAGCGGGAAGATGGAACTATTATCGAGATTTCAAAAAGCGAATATCAGTTTAATTACAGGGTGGAAAAATGAAAATAATAATAGGTTTTATTTTATTCATATTTTGCAGTTTATGGCTTTCAATAATTATATCCGTAGGGGTTGGAACTGCATTGAGATTGTGGGAGAAAAGAAAGAATGAAGCAGATTAAAACAATAAGCATAAAATGTGAAACAAGCGAAACCCTTGAAATCGCAGAAATGACAGAAATGCAGGGCGGATTGAAAGAAAGAACGGATATTGATTATGACAAAATAAAACTGTCTATTTGCAAGTTCGGTTTTTCATTCCCCTTCTTTATCTGGAAGAACGGAAACAAAAACTATTTAATTGATGGACACGGTCGCTTTGCAACCTTATGCAAGATGCAGAAAGACGGATATATTATCCCGCCTTTACCTGTTGTATATATCCAATGTAAAAACAAGACCGAAGCAAAACAAAAGCTATTAAGATTGAATTCTCAATACGGCAAAATGACAAAAGAATCAGTTTTGGAGTTTGCCGAAGATTTGGAACTCAATTTTGACGAAATAGCCTTACCCGATTCTGTTATAGATTTTAGCGGGGGGGGGCTTGATGGATCGGAAGAAATAATGCCTTCCGAAGTTGATTATGAAGCAGAATATCAAGTTATAATTCAATGTTCTGATAGTGCAGAACAAGAACAGGTTTACAATCGTATGATTGAAGAAGGTTATAAATGCAAAGTTTCGACATTGTAAAAGAGAACAGAATAAAAGAAAAATCGTTTAGGGTTGCACAGGTTTATGACCAATTTGATTTGCAGGAAGATATAATACAGGAACGCTTCACAGGTTCCTTTGATTTTCCGCAAGATTGGAATATCGGAATTATTGTCGGTAAATCTGGCACAGGAAAAACAACAATTGCAAACGAACTGTTCAAAGACTGTATCTGCAATTTTAAGTATACTCACGATTGCGTTATAGACGATTTTGAAAAAGAATGTACTTATGACGAAATTATAAAAGCCCTTAATTCTGTAGGATTTTCTACTCCGAAAAGTTGGGTAAAACCTTATAAAGTTTTATCAAACGGCGAAAAAATGCGTGTAGATTTGGCAAGGGCATTATTACAGAAAAAAGACATAATTGCATTTGACGAATATACTTCTGTTATTGACAGGGAAGTTGCGCAATTCGGAAGTCTTGCTGTTCAAAAAACAGTAAGAAAACAGAATAAAAAGTTTATTGCTATCACCTGCCATTTTGATATTATCGAATGGCTTGAACCCGATTGGATTTTCAATACAGATACAATGGAATTCAAAATTACAAGGGGGTTACTTCGGCGGGAAAAAATCAAACTTGACATCAGACAAACAAAAGGATATTGGAAATATTTTAGCAAGTATCATTATTTAAGTCATTCCTTTAATGCTTCTGCAAAGGAATTCACAGTATTTACAAAAACGGGAAAACCTGTTGCATTCTGTTCATATATTCATTATCCCTGCGGTTCACATAGAAATATGTCGATATATCACAGAATTGTTGTGTTGCCAGATTATCAAGGTTTAGGAATAGGTCAGAGAATGATAAGTTGGTTAGGTGAATATGTAATGAAAAATACAGATACAACTTATTTTTCATTGATTACAAGTCTAAAAGGTTTTGCAAAAAATGTAATTAAAAATAAGGATTTTAAGCTGATACATACAGGACATTTGATGTGCGGGAAAAACAGTATTACAAGAAAACAGGCAAGTATAAACCGCAACACATATTCTTTTCAGTATATCGGGAAAGGGTATGAAAAAGTAAAAGATAACACGAACATAACACGAAAAAGGGGGAATAAATGAACGAACAGAATTTAAGAACTCCAACAAGTGAAGAAGCCCGTGCTATGCAACGCAAAGGGGCAGAAAAGCGAAAAGAGAATAACGCAAAGAAAAAACTTATGTCGCAGATTTACGCAGAATTTCTAGAAAAAGAATATAACGTAAGGCAGGGCGATAAAGAAAGAAAATTGACAGGTGCAGAACTTGTCAATGAATGTATGAAAAAGATTATTGCAAGGGGTGATAGTTCTTCTGTATCTCTTATGACCGAAATCAGAAAGGCAATGGAAGGCGACAAAGTAAATCTTGAAGGAAGCGTAAAGGCAGAAATGCAGACTACCGAAGAAAGATTAAAAATATTTGATGAACTGATAGGCGAAAAATGATTAAGGGGAAATATAAAAGGGCGGACAAAGTTATTCCTGCAATTAGTCGGGAAAAGTTTCTTTCTTTATCTGATGAAGAACAGAAAGAATATTTGCGATTATATCGGGAACAGGTTGCGCCTTGTTTTGAAGAATGGAGAAAGCCCCACCCCGTAAAAGTTGCGAGCGGTGGACGTGGTGCGGGTGCTAAATCAGAATCCACCGCTTCATTATTAATTCAGTTTGCAGAACACCCGGACTATTTCGGGGATAATATAAAAGTTATCTGTTTGCGTTCCGTTCAGAAATCTATCAAGGATTCGAGCTATTCGCTTTTGTGTAGAAAGATTGAAGAACTAGGCTATACAGATTTTGAAATCACACAAAACTATATCAGAAATAAAACAAATGGCAGTTATTTTTCATTTAATGGCTTGAATGATTTTACAAGTTCGCAATTAAAATCCCTTGATAGTTATACAATCGCATTCATTGAAGAAGCGGACGGAGTGAGCCTTGAAACCTGGGATACTCTGGAAGCGACAATCCGTAAAGAGTGGAATTACAAAGGGGAGAAAAGGCAGGCGGAAATCTGGGCGGTTTATAATCCTAATACCACAAATGACCCGATTACACAAAAATTTGTCAGTAACCCGAAACCCGATTGGCTTATTACAAAGTGTAAACCTTTAGCCGAAGATAACCCATTTTATCCAGATAACCTTTTAGAGAAATACGAAAACTTAATGGAGAGAGACCCGGACGAAGCGAAGCACGTTTATTTGGGTTATCCTAGAAATAAACAGACAAATGCGGTTTGGCTTGTGTCTGATGTTCTGGACTGTTCAGACGAAAACCGAAACACCGAAGAAAGACAGGAAGGTGCAAGAAGTATTGGACTTGATATAGCCCGAAGCCCGACAGGGGACAAGACAGTAGCAACATTAAGACAGGGATTTTGCGTCTTAGAGATTAGAGCCGTAAGGGGTTATAATACGCAAGACGTAGCGGGAATGGTGCAAGAAATGGCGAATTATGACAAGTTAATTCCGATAATCTGCGACCAAGGTGGAAACATAGGCGTTTTGGATTTGCTGAATGAATGGGGATATAATGTTGTTCCCGTTGCTTTTGGCGGTAGAGCAGACAACCCGACAGTTTACGCAAATTGTGCAAGTGAAATGATGTTTGAATTACCCTTGAAGCAGATGTATATTCCTAAAGAGTATTTGACACAAGAACTTCTTGAAGATTTAAGTGAAAGACAATATTTCTATAATGCAAAAGGTTTGAAACAGTTAGAGCCGAAAGACAATCGAAGCGAAGTTGCAAAGAGTTGTTTCAAAAACCGCCACAACGGGCGTTCACCCGATACGGGAGATTCCGTCTGCCTTGCTTTTTATTCCCGTAGGAATGATTGTTGCTATTGATTTATTTATCAGTATGTATCATAATAGGGGTATGAAAAGAATAGATATTACAGGACAGAAGTTTAATAAACTGTTGGTTGTTTCTTTCGCTTATACTCAAAAGGGGAACGGGCGAAACTATCATTCATTTTATAATTGTATTTGTGATTGTGGAAAATCTTGTATTGTAGACGGGGCAAAATTACGAAACGGGCATACACAATCTTGCGGTTGCTATAGACACGAAAGACAGATTGAAGCAAACACAAAACACAATGGCAGAAAAACAAGGCTTTATATTGTCTGGTGTAATATGAAAGGGCGGTGTTATAATCCGAACGATAAACGCTTTCGTAATTACGGCGGGCGTGGAATTACTGTCTGCGATGAATGGAAAAATGATTTTGACGCTTTCAGAAAATGGGCAGAAAGTGCGGGCTATAATCCAAAAGCAGAAAGGGGCGTTTGCACTCTTGACCGCATAGACAATAACAAAAGTTATAACCCCGAAAACTGCAGATGGGTAAACAATCAGACACAAGCAAACAACAAAAGCAATAATATAATACTTACATACAATGGCAAATCACAAACAATTTCACAATGGGCAAGAGAATTAAACGTAGATTCCGAAACATTAAGACACAGATACAATTGCGGTTGGAATACAAAAAGAATAATTGAAACACCTTTAAGAAAAAAAAGTGTTGTCTATCTATCATTAAAAGCAAAAGGGGGCGAAAAATGAAAACTATTTATTTATCGGGAAAAATGACAGGGCTTGCAGAAAGCGAGTACAGAGAGAATTTCAGAAATGCAGAATTATTCTATCGGGCTTGCGGGTATGAGGTAGTAAACCCCTGCAATCTATCAGATATTGTGCTTAAAAGAAAGCCGGATGCTACATACGAAGATTTTATGACGGAAGATTTAAGGGCATTAAGAAGTTGTACACATATTGCAATGTTGGAAGGTTGGGAAGATAGCCCAGGTGCGAGAAGGGAAAAGAAAGAAGCGGAAAGATTAGGGCTAGAAATAATGTATTTGCGATTTGTAGGGGGTAAGAAATGACTAAAGACGAGCTTGAGAAAGAAGCAGAAGAATTTTTGCAAAAGAAATGGGGAACAAGTAAAATGCTCATTCTTGGTGGAGACGCTAGAGAAGTTCTCGCAGATTTTGCAGAGCCAAGAGAAAAGCGGATAGCAGAACTTGAAAAGGAAAATGCAGAACTAAAAGGCATAAAAGATGTTGCAACTTTAATCAGAGCAAACAATGACACAGTTGTAACACTTATGCAATTAAACAATATGCTAGTTAGCAAAAGCCAACAACTCACCAAAGCAAAGGAACTGCTTCTTGAACTTTACGACTGTATACCTTCTTCAATGGCTGATTATTGCAGAAAAACATTACAGAAAGTCGCATTATTTTTCAAAGATAGCGAGGTGGAGAAATGACAAAACGACAGGAAAAGATTTTTGCTTTAATCGGTATGTACTGTATGCTTGGATTTGAGGATAGGCGGAAATACAGGCAGATATTAAAGATTATGTTTCCTAAACAGTTTGAAGATTTAGAAGATTAGTTCACAAAAGAACAAGTGTGGGAAAGAATGACAAAATATTTTTCTTGCCTGGTTTTACTTCTTATAGCTATAATGTTGCTATTCGGGATTGAAAATATATCAAGGTGCAAGGAAACAGAAATACTGTTGCAGATACAGAAGTTTGAATGCGATCAGGAAATAGAAGAACTGAAAAAAGAAATCCGATTGCTTAAAACTGATTTATCAATCCTGCGAGAAGGTTATGAAAATGAATGAAGCACAGAGACGGAAAAGAAATTTCCGTGCGAGAAAAGTCTGGAAAGAATTCAAGGCGAAAAAGAAAAAGGAATGCGGGGGGATTGATTTAATAACTCTGCATAAGTTGGGGCGAAGGTGGGAACTTCACCACGAAGATTTGCGGGAAGAAAATTACGAAGTATTGAATGACAATTTTTTACCTTGTAATAATCAGACACACGAAATGATACATTGGCTTTATCGGTATTATCCGAAAGACCCGGAAATAATCGACCGATTAAAAGCGGAAATGGAAAAAATGAAAGCGATCAATGAAGGGGGCAAAAATGACGGAGTTAAGATTTGAAAGGTTGGAAAAAATGCGAGATTTGGCAGAAGCATTGAGCAATCGGGAAATGACAGAATTAGAGTGCGCAAAGCTTGTGAAATTGAATCAGCAGAACTTCAGAACCTTCATAACTTCAATGACTGAAAGATATTTAATCTATGAATATCTTGACGAAAAAAGGCATTTAATATATGGCTTATTAAAATAAACCTTGCCAAAACCCCGCTTGTGGTGTATAAAATTAATTATACACAATAGGGGGTTTTGTACAATGGATTTAATTGACAAAATCAAGCGTAGATGGAGTGTAGCACCGAATCGGGCAAGTAGTGAAATGCCAAAATTATATGGCAATTCGCCACGTCTGGACCCGGTCAGATATATAGCGAAAACTTGTGCGAGTGAAGAATTAAAACTCTATCGAAAATCAGATTACAGAAAGAATGGGGAAAATGCGGAAGTTTTAGGGGAACACGAATTATATGATTTGTTAGACCACCCGGTTCCAACGTTTCCAGAGCTTGACGGGTGGACATTACGTTATATGACTTTTGCGTATGTCGACCTCGTAGGCGAATGCGGTTGGTTGAAAGTCAGAGACGGAAGAAAGATTATTGCGTTACTTCCTATTCCGAAAGCCTGGATAATTGAAAAGCCTACACTCGGAAATCATTTTTATTTAATCACACCTTATGGAAGTATGGGCGGAATTACATTGACAGTTCCTGCCGAAGATTTTATTTATTTTAAAGATGTAGATTTGAACGACCCATACGGAAACGGAAAGGGAATGAGTGAAAGCATAGCGGACGAATTGGAAACGGACGAATATGCAAGTAAATATCAGAAAAACTTTTTCTTCAATGACGCTACACCGCCTTATATTGTTACAGGTTATCAGGGTAATGAGCAGGGCGCGGATAAATTAAAACAATCATTAAAACAGAAAATCGGTGGATTCAGAAAGGCAAGAGAACCCGCGATCTTGACAGGTGCAATGGACGTTAAACCCCTGGGAATATCGCCAAAGGAATTGGATATGGTCCAGAGCCGAAAATTCCTGCGAGATGAATGTTTACAACATTATCAGATTCCGCCGGAAGCATTCGGAATTATTGAGAACTCAAACAGAGCAACAATTGACAGTTCTTTATATCTTGCACAGAAAAATGTATTTGTACCGCGCCTTAGATTTTTTGAGCGTGTCTTGAATAATCAGTTATTAAATGAATATGACGATTTAATTTGTCGGCACGATATTAAAATTATCGAAGACGATGAACTTAAATTGCGTATTTATCAATTTGGTGTGCAGAATGGTTGTATTACAAAAGAGCAGTATTGCGAGCAGTTTGGTATAAATCCAAAACCCGAAGAAGGACATTACATTGTACCAATCGGACAGACAATAATTCCTGCGGGGGAAGAATTCGACCTTTCAACAATTCCACTTCCCGAAGAAGATAAGCCCGAAGAAGAGCCCCCGGAAGACGAGGATAAAAAAAAAGCCCTAAGCGGTAGTGCGGGGCGAGTTCTGAATCAGAAAAAACAGAGGGACGAATGGCGGGCGAAGATTTGGGATAACTTCGACACCAAAGCGAAAAACAACGAACCTATGTTTATTTCTGCAATAAAAAAGATTGCGAAAAAACAATCGGGTGATATTCTGACAAAGATTAAAGAACTTGAAGAAATAAACGATGCTACAATTAATAATTTGTGTAACGATTATTTCCAGAAAGAATGCAATGAAGCGGTAAAACGTGGGCTTGCTAAGTGTTGGCTTGATTCTATGGTGTCAGGAAGGGAAAATGCAAAGATAGCTCTTGAAGGCAAGAAAGATGTAACAATCATTGACGAGATTACAATCACCAATGATATGTTTAATAAGTGGGTGGAGAAGTACGGACTTATGAAAAGCACGGAACTTAATCAGACCACGAAAAAAGAGCTTTTGAAGAAGTTGAGAAAGATTCTTGCAGACGGAACAGATTCAAGTATGGCGAACTTGAAGAAGGAATTGCAGAAAGGCGCGGAAGAAGTATTTGCGGAATTGTCAAATACAAGGGCTTATCTGATTGCGAGAACAGAGACCGGGGCGAGTGTGAACTTGGGACAGGTTGCGACATTCAAGGCCACGGGAGTTGAAAAGAAAGAATGGATTTCTACCCTTGATGACAGGACAAGAGAAAGCCATTTACAGATGGACGGAGTAATTGCAGATATTGATTCTACATTTGAAGTAGAGAACCTTACAGATGGCGGAGTTGATAATATGCTTTATCCGTTGGACCCGAACGGAAGTGCGGGAAATGTTTGTAATTGCCGTTGCACCTGCGGGCCCGTTATATTTTAGGAGGTGATAAAATGAAAAAAATTATTAAAATCTTTATTGATGAAAAAGAAGAACATAATCCTACAAAAAAAGATGTTATTGCATTACAGAATATTTTAAGGGGCGATATAACACAAATAAGCGAATCCATAGATTTGTGTAAAAATTGTGAAAGCGACAAAGCGGGAAAAGAATATTGCGAAAGTTGCAAGGCAAATGAATTTAATTTATTTGCAATTAAACAAGATTAGGAGTGTGGAAAAATGAAAAAATCAATATTCAATGTAAAGGCAGAAGAACTTGAAGAAAGAACAGTACGATTCAAGATTTCAAGCGAAGTGGTAGACAGAGATGGAGACATTCTGATTGCTAAGGGTTGTAACTTTGAGAACTTCAAAAAGAATCCGCAGTTTTTAGGGTTTCACAATTACCACGAATACCCGCTTGGAATCCCGAAGAATTGGGGAGTAGAAGGCAAGGCGGTTTATTGTGATGTTTACTTCCCGACAATTGATGAACTTTCAACAAATCCATCTGAAGCAAGCGAAAAAGCAAAACTTGTAGATTTTACTTATCATTGTTATAAGACAGGAATGCTTAATGCAGTTTCTGTTGGATTTATTGCAAATGATGTAATGCCAAATAAAGAGACAGGCGGATTTATTGTAAATGATTGGGAATTGTTGGAGTTCTCTGCGGTAACAGTTCCGGCAAATCAGGACGCAATCGCCCAGGCGGTTAAGTCGTTTGGTGATGAAAATGCAAAAGGAATGATTGACCCTATAGAGCGAATAAAAGAGCTTGAAGGACAGATTGCAGAATGTCATAAAACAATGAAAGAACAGACAGAAAAATTGGAAAAGGCGAAAAGCGATCTTGATGTAATTGAACTTGAAGACGAGAAAGAAATCACTTTTGAAGAAGACGAAATAAACCTTGACGAAATAAAATAAGGGAATTAAACTAAAGTGCATAAAGGGTGGAAAGAATCCGCCTTTTATATAAAACGGAAGAACCGAAAAAAATTAAAAGGAGTTGCGAAAATGACAACTAAAGAATTGGAAACTCTCATTGATGAGAGAAGCAAGAAACAGATTGAAGAAGCAAAGGCTTCTATTCTGTCAGAAATGGGCGGTGTGGCTAATGTTTCGGACGAAAAGAAATTCAACGAAGCAGTAGAAAAGGCAGTTAGCAAGGTTCTTGCAGATAACAAGAAATCCCTTGAAGACAATGCAAATATGCTTTTGAACTTTGAAAAGGCAAATGCAGAAAATGCAATGAAGGGATTGAAAAAGGAAACTTCAACAACTGTTGTAAACGAAATGATTGGTTCATACCTTAAGGCAATGAACGAAAAGAATGCTATGAATGTAAAGCAGGTTTCTGCCGATGAAGCTCTTGAAGTTGCAAAGAAACTTTATCCTAACTCAAAGGCACTTCACGCAGTACTTGGTCAGAAAACCGCTACTGCTTCAGTTCCTGCCGATGGTGGATTTACTGTACCAATCGCATTCTCACCAGATTATATCAAGGCTCTTTATGCAAATACAATCCTTGAAAAACTCGGTGTAAGAAAAGTTCCAATGCCAAACGGAAACCTTTCTATTCCTAAAATGACTGCTAAGGCTTCTGCTTATTGGATTGGTGAAGCACAGAAGATTCCTGCATCACAGGCTACTTATGGCGAAGTAAATCTTAAGGCAAAGAAACTTGCATCACTTACACCAATTTCAAACGACCTTCTCCGCTATAACGCAGTAGGCATTGATGGTTGGGTTGCTGATGACCTTATGAGAAATGCAAAGGTTGCACTTGATGACGCATTCCTAAATGGTACAGGAACTGCACATACTCCACTCGGATTGAAGAACGTAAGCGGGGTTCAGACTTGGACTCCTGCAAGCGGAACAGATTTGAGTGTAAAAACTCCAACAGGAATGCTTGCAAAGTTGAAGCAGGCAAATATCCCTATGGAAAATGTTAAATGGCTTTTCAACCCAATTGGTGAATCTTGGCTTGAAGATTTGGCATTTGCTTCTGGTCCATTCGCATTCCCGTCACTTGACGCAGGAAAGCTCAAGGGCTATGACTTCATTGAATCTGCAACAGTAGGTTACGATTCAACAAATGCAAAGGCTGATTTCTGGGTAGGTGATTGGGCACAGTTCTTGTGGGGTGTTGGTTACGATATTTCTGTTGAGATGTCGCGCGAAGGTACATTTGACGATGGAAGCGGAAATCAGATTTCTGCATTCCAGAATGACCTTACACTCGTTCGCCTTATCACAGAACACGACTTCAACGTTCGCCACGCAGAAGCATTCGTAAAGGCAAGTCTTACACAGGCTTAAAAAAATAAGGGTGTGGGGAAGTTCCCCCGCCCTATAAAATCTTATAAAGGAGCGTAAGCAAAATGAGAAGCAAGATTCTTAATCAGTTCAAATACCAAGGAAGTGCAGGAACTGCATTTGATAGAACAGGATTCAATTCTGCTATTTTCGTTGCGATCGGTGGAACTTCTTCTACTGCAATCAAGGTTCAGCATTGCGATACAAGCAATGGAACTTTTGAAGATTTCGCAACACTTGTTGCTGCAGCCGATGCAGGAACTACAACAGATGTAGGAATTGCACTTGATATTAGCGGTGCAAAGAAGTTTATCAAAATGACAGGTGCAACAAAAGCATCGGTTATTCTTGGTGATGGAAGAATTGACCCATCGGCATAAGTAAACAAGGGGCGGGAAACCGCCCTTTTAATATAAGGGGGAAAAGAAAATGGATAAAATCAAAGCATTTTTTAACAACAAGATTACAAAAACAGTAGAATTCATTCTGATTGCAATTTGTTGCGGTGGATTGATTTTTGCGGGTGTAACTGTTGAAGAAGTTGCGAAAGTTCCTGCGCTTGTTGCGGGTATTCTCGGTGCTATTTCTGCACTTATTACATTTATTACTTCGATTGTGAAGAAATAAGGAAAAAGCGAAAATGATGTTATGTACTTTAGCAAGTTTAAAAACTTATCTTGGAATTACAGGCGATACTCAAAACGATTTTCTTACAATGTTGATTAAACAGAATTCGGCAATGATTGAAAATTACCTTGGCTATCCGCTTCAGAGAAAAGAGAATAGCGAAGTGCATAACGTCAACAATGACCAATTATTGATTCTTGATTGTCAGCCTATCCAGAGTGTAAGCGAAGTAAAGATTGGCGGACAAGAAATTGAAGATTACAAAATTATTCCGAAATATTCTAAAACCGGAATGTTATACCGTGGGCTTGGTTGGTGTGGTCAGTATTACACAAGGGGTATGACATACGATATAGTTTCGGGAGTTTATGAAGTTGAAGTTGAGTATATAAGCGGATATTATCTGCCTGGCGATGAAGGTTATACCGAAGGGTCAGAAGACAGTTTACCTTATGATATTATGAGTGCGTGCATTTTGGCTTGTGCAGAAAGTTACAATATCAAGTTGAATAATGCGGAAGGCATAAAGAGTTATTCAGAGGGCGGACAGTCAACAACTTTTGCAGATGGTGGAACAATGGCAGATTGTGGATTGTCTGCAAAAATTTGCAGTATGTTGGTTGATTACAGAAGGCAGGCGGTGGCATAAATGGTTCATTATCCTAATGCGAGAATAGATATTGCGGTTTTATCTGTAACAACGAATGACGAAGGAACTAGAATAAAAGAGTATGACTTTACTACTCCGATTGATAGTTTTGAAGCAGATGTACAACCGAATGTTTTGACAAAAGAACAGATTGATTTGTACGGAATTAATGAAAAGACCGCCCATACAAAAAAGGCTTTTTATACAAAGTCTAATTTTATGTTAGCGGGAAACAGGGCGAGAGTTACATATATTGACGGAAGGGTAGAATATTATAATATTTGCCCGCAGAATGAATGGAGAGTGCATAGCGAAGCACTTTTAATCCCGGTTGAAAACGAGGAAGAAGAATGAAACAAGTTACACCTTCAGAGTTTATAGACATTTTACAGAATAAGCAAAAGAAGGTTGTAACAGAATTGGGAAAATCTATTGCGAAATGTTGTGCCACGATCCAGAGAGAAGCAATGGAAGAAATGAGGGATACTGCAATAGATACTTCCAAAACTTATGGAAAGAAAGGGCATCACCCATCACTTCCAGGCAATCCGCCTGCGGTTGATACGGGAACATTAAGAAGGTCGGTTACTTATCAGGTAGACGAAAACGAATTAGTGGGCTATGTTGGAAGTAACTTAAAAGACCCGCCTTATGGCGCATATCTGGAATTCGGTACAAGCAGAATGAAGCCTAGACCCTGGTTGAAGCCTGCGACCGAAAAGAGTATGGAGAAAATAAAAGAGATAATGGCGGGCGCGGTTAAGGTTGGTATATATGATTAATGCAAAGAAATTATATAATACAATTTTGAATGATTCGCGGATAACAGATTTAGTAAAGGTTGTGCTAGACGCATATCCCGAAACAGTAGAAAAGTTTCCTTGCGTTATTTATCTGGACGAAAATCAAACCGATATAGAGTTTGCGGACAATTTACCGCAGGGAGATTCTATAGCGGTTGAGATTCATATATTTACAAAGGCATTGAAAAATTATGCGACTACTTCTGCAATCGGTTTGAAGGTTGCGGAAGTAATGAGAGAGAATTATTTTACTTGTCGTAACAATCGGGAAGTCGGAGACGTAGACGATAATGTGCGACATAGAGTGATGTATTTTACAAGGGAAGTTTTCCTTTGAAAATAAATAACGTTATTTTTTTAGAAGGAGAAAAAAAATGAACGAAGCACCAAGAATCGGACTTGATGAAGTCCACATTGCTAAAGTTATTAGCGATGATGCAAATGGAATTGTTTACGATACACCTATTGCACTTAAAGGTGCAGTAAATGCTACCGTAAACCCAAACAGTGATGTTGCCACAGATTATGGCGATAACGGAGTTTTCTTTGTTACAAATAATCGTGGTAATACAGAAATGACCCTTGAGCTGATTGACGTTGACCCAACAGTTCTTGCACAGATGTTAGGACAGAGAAAGGTAAACGGAGTTACAATCGAAACCCCACTCGACCAGAGTCCTTACTTTGCGGTTGGTTTCCGAGTATGGATTGCGGGCGAAAAGGACGGAGAAAAACGCTATCAGTATTTCTGGTATGCAAAGGGTAAATTCTCTGTACCAGAGACAGGCGGAAGCACAAAGACTGAATCTATTGAGTTCGGTCATATCAACCTTACTGCACAGTTTGCACAGACAATTGCAAATGGTGTTATTTGTTCACACGCAAGAAGCGATGATGATGAAACCCCTGCAAGTGTAATTACAAATTGGTTCAATGCCCCTGTAACTTCTGTATCTGCTGATACTTCTGCATTGACTGTAACTGCTACACTTTCAAGTGGAAAGGTTACATTCGCAGGTGCAAAGGCAAGCACAGAAGACTTCGTATTTGTTGCAGGTTCAGTAATCAATGGACAGACAATCGGAGTGCTTGATGGAGATGGTGCATTGATGGCAGGTTCTTATTCTGTAAATGGTGATGAAATTGAATTCACACCAAGCGGAACAGGAACACCAACAACTGCATTCGTAACAAATGGATTGAAGGACAATAGCGGAGTAGGTGCTACACCTATGATTGATTCAAGTCTTTAATTTTTTTTACGTTGCGTAATTGCCCCGTTTGGTGTAAACTGAAATCACCTTGCGGGGCATTTTTCATATAAGGGGGAAAAAGAAAATGGCTAAAGAACTTGAAAAGGTAGACGCAAAAAAAGTCACAATTAAAATCAAGGGGAAAGAAAGAGAATTAAAATTTGGTTTCAAAGCGTGGGCTATTCTTGAAAGGGAATATGGCGGAATTAAAAACATTTTGAAGTTGCAGAAGGAAGTAGAAGAAAGACCGTTTGAAACTTTACCTCACCTTGTTTATATCGGACTTGTAGACAAAGAAGGGGTTGACGAAGAAACAGTACTCGATGATTTCGGGCTTAATGATATTGATTATATCAGCAATAAATTTGCCGAAGCGTTGTATGGTTCATTGCCCGAAGTAGAAGAAAAAAAAGCGGAGAAGGAAGCGAAATAAATGAATTCCCTTACTCATACCTTATTACAGAATGTCTGCTAATGGGGTTGAGCGAGGGTTACTTTTGGGAATCCACTCCACGAAAAATAATTGCTTTAATAGACCAAAAGAAAGAAATTGAAAAGGCAAGAACGAAAAACCTTGCGGTTTATATAGCTTGTATGGTTTGGGGAAAAGACCCGGACGAAATGCAGGAAGATAAAAATGCACCGATTGCGGGTAGAGATTACCCTGCGAGCGAAAGTGCATTAAAAGGCTTTTTTATGTAGAAGGTGGAAAAAATGGCAGGCGAAGATTATTCACTTAAAACGAAAGTTGAAGCAGATGTTACCAATTTTGAAAAAGGAATGAATAAGGCAGAAAAGTCATTAAAGGGCTTTTCTGATAAACTTGCCAATTCCATTGACCGATTAGGAAAGAAAGGGCTTATAGGCTCAGTCGCAAATGTTACCCTGGCAATGCAGGGTTTAACAAAATCATTTAATACAGTTATCGAGTTCGCAAAAGATGTAGGAAAGGCAATTAATGAATGTACGGAAGCGTATAAAAGTCAGGTAATTGCAGAACGTGCGTTAGATACTGCGATCCAGAACAACCCATTTATATCCGGTGCAAGTTCAAAAGCCTTGAAAGAGTTTGCAAGTGAAATGCAGAAAGTTTCAAATTATGGTGACGAAGAACTTATACCAATGATGACAAACCTTGTTTCATTGGGAAGAACTGAAAGCGAAGTAATGCAGATTATGTCAGTTGCAATGGATATGTCTGCGGGAATGGGTATAAGTCTTGATACTGCCATAACACAATTAAATGCAACTCTTAACGGAAATATCGGCAGATTAGGACAACAGAATGCAGAATTAAAAGGCTTGACCGAAGAAGAATTGAAACAGGGAAAAGCCATTGAAATATTGGGCGAAAAGTTCAAAGGGCTTTCGGGTGCGACTGCGGATACTTCAAAACAGTTACAAAATATTAAAGGTGATTTCAAAGAAGCGTTAGGACAATTCACCTTGCCTAGTTCTGATATGTGGAACAAGTTCTGGGCGGGATTCTATACAAAGGGCATTGAAGCAATAAATAAAATTAATGCTTTTATGGATTCGCAGATTATCGGAAAGAAACTTGCGAATGCAATTACAGAACAGATTGCAAGAATAAATCCCGCTGATATTGGTGGAAGGGTAGATTATACAAGAAGTGTACTCAAAGTAATTGGTGACGATGAACTTGAAGCACTTAAAAATTATTTAAGCGGATTAAAGAAACTTAGTGCGGAACAAGAGATTATACTGAAACGAATTAAAGCAGAAGAAGATTCACGTTATCAGAGTACACTTAATGCAAATGCGGAAGCAGAAAAGGCAAAGGAAAGGGCAGCTGCTGAAGCACAGGTGACCGCAGAATTACAGAAACAGGAAGAACTCAACAAGAAGAAAACCGATTGGGCTTCTAAACTCTTGGACCAAAGAATTGAAATGCTTGAAACCGAAAGGGATAGAGCAATGCAATTAGCGGAAGAAGAAGGACAGGAAACTTATTCTATCTGGAGAGATTACAACGAAAAAATCCTTGAACTCAAATTGGAAAGACTTGAAAAGGAAAAAGAAAAAGCCCTTGAAGAAGAAGGATTGACCGCAGAAGATAAAATCAGTATTGAAGAATATTATAGCGTAGAAACAAAAAAGATTTATAATGAATTAGGGCAGTATAAAAAGGGGAAGGATAAAGAAGAGAAGAAAGACCTTAAAGACAAAATAAAAGATATGTTAAATCTTATTGGCACTTATGCAAAAGAAGTGTCGAAAGTATTAAACAAAATCGGAAAAGTGATAAAAGCGGGATTTGACGCTTATGTTAAAGTAATAGGAAACGCAATTAAAATAGCAACGAAAATGCTAAAAACCGCTTTTGATGTTTTTAAAAAATTGATAAACTTTAACATCAGTGACGCATTGGATATTTTATTAAAGTTTGAAGACTCTGTTTTGACTTTCTTTGTCGAAACTTTACCGCAACTTCCACAGTTTGTTTCTACCGTTCTTAAAAGCATAAACACAATGCTTTCAACTCTTATTAATTCAGTAAAGGCAGAGAACATAGCCACAGTGATTTATGGCATACTCGAAGAATTGGCAAATAATCTGCCAAATATTGTTCAGAACATTTTGACGATAATCCAAAATATGATTTCATTCTCAAACGAAAATCTTGCGGATATTGTTTACAAGTTTTTGAAGATTCTGGAAGAAAACGCAATCCCCGTAGTTGAAGGGCTTTTAGATTTGCTCACAAATGTCATAAAAGATTCTATTGATGGATTGTTCAGATGGCTTGATGAAGGCGGACTCCAATCACTGTTAAATCTTGCATTAAAGATTCAAACATCTGTGCAAGATGTTTTTATGAAATTACTCACAAGCGTTGCAGATTTGTTGGAAAATCATACAGGAGATGTAACTAAATTCATTTCTGACAGTTTGCAAAAAGCGATGGAAGATTTACCAAAGTTAGTAGACGCATTATTAAGAATCGTAAACTCACTTATAAAATCGGTAGCAGATTTATTCAAAGACAAAAAGTTTGTAGACACTATGGTACAGTCAATGATAGATACATTTAATTCATTGATGGATAGACTGCCCGATATTATCGGTTCAGTGGTAGACTTGATTTTAAGTCTTATAACCGCATTAGTGCCAAAACTTCCCGAAATCATTCTTGCGGTCATTACAAAAATTGTAGAAACAATTCCAAAGATAATTAATGAAATTGTAGGTAAAATCGGTGCAACAATTTCAGATATTTTCACTCGTATTTTTACTGCTGAATTTTGGCAGAATGTATTTGGTAAAATCGGAGAAGGTTTTCAAAAAATTTTTGAGAGTCTAGGAAAAGGACTTGAAGAAGCCTTCACAAAAGGCGGTTATGGAAAAAATTCCACAGGTTCAACTGTTGGAGATTTGGCAGTTGATTTACTTGTGCCGTTTGGTTTTATGCGACACTTCTTTGCAGATGGTACAAACAATGCTCCAAGTGGTTTAGCAGTTGTAGGTGAAGCAGGTCCCGAATTGGTAAAGTTCAGAGGTGGTGAACAAGTTATCAATAACCGCAACACTCAAAAAGTTCTTGCAGGAATGAACGGCAACACAAATAATTTCAATGTGACATTCAATAACTTACAAGACACTTCTGCTTATGCTATGATGAATCAGTTGAAGCAGTATAACAGAAGTCTTGCTATAAATGGTGTAATTTAAGAGAGGTGATAAAATGCAGAAGTTAGTATGGAAAAACTCTTTAGGTGATGAAATTGATTTGACAAGCGGAAATTATGGCATTACAGAATGGGAAGGCTTTGCAAATACTTCTCTTAATATCCAGAGCCAGCAAGTGCCTTTTCAAGATGGCGGAGTTTTCCTTGACGCTTTAATGGAGCAGAGGGAATTGAGCGTTACCCTTGCAATGAATGATGGCGGAAATCTCGAAACAAGATATAGATTAAGAAGGGAACTGATACACGCATTAAACCCGAAACTTGGCGAAGGTTATCTGATTTATACAAATGATTTTATTTCAAAAAGAATTAAATGCGTTGCACAGATTCCTTTATTTGAAACTCATAACAGTAATGATAGCGGAACACCGAAGGCAAGTTTGGCTTGGACTGCCTGCGAACCTTATTGGGAAGATTTAGAAGAAACTAGTATTTTCTTAAAATCCGGAGCTAGAAAAATAATTGAAAATAATGGTGATGTTACCACCGGGGTAAAAGTTGATTTTTTTAGCAATAATGTTATAAACCCACAGGTGAGAAATTTTACTGAAAATAAACTGATTAAGTTGGATGGAAATTTTCAGAATGGTGTAAATGTTAATACTAATGTGGGGCAAAAACAGGTGGCAACAGAGGATTTAGAATATAGTACTTCAAACTGTATTTTATATTCAATAACTTGTTCAGAAAGGCTAGGGGTGTTTGTTGCAGTTGGTGGAAGTGGGACAATTTTGACAAGTACAGATGGTAAGAATTGGATTACTAGAAATGCACTGAGTTATTCATTGTGGGCAGTCACTTATTCAGAATCATTAGGTTTGTTTGTTGTGGTTGGGGAAAATGGAACAATTTTAATAAGTTCAGACGGTATAAGTTGGAGAGAACAGTACATTTACATAGGTAGTATATATTTATACTCTGTTGCATATTCAGAATCATTAGGTTTGTTTATTACAGTAGGTTCAAACGGAACAATTTTAACAAGTACAAATGGTATAACGTGGATTTCTCAAAATAGCGGTGTAACTAATTCATTATACTCTGTTGTATATTCAGAATCATTAGGTTTGTTTGTTACAGTTGGGGAAAATGGAGTTATTTTAACAAGTACAGACGGTATAACGTGGATTTCTCAAAATAGCGGTGTAACTATAAATTTGCATTCTGTTAATTTTTCAAAAAGTTTAAGCATATTTGTGACTGTAGGAGAAAATGGAGTTATTATAACAAGTACAGACGGTATAACGTGGACAAGCAGAACATCGGGGGTAACTGTTATATTGCGAGAAATAACTTATTCAGAATCATTAGGTTTGTTTGTTACAGTTGGGGAAAATGGAGTTATTTTAACAAGTACAGACGGTATAACGTGGATTTCTCAAAATAGCGGTATATCAGCTAGATTGTATTCTGTTGCATATTCAGAATCATTAGGAATGTTTGCGACAACAATCATTAACTTAATAAGTTATGATGGGGTGTCTTGGGAAGGAATAACAAATGTTACTAATAAAATATTTGAAAATTTGTATTCTGTTGCATATTCAGAATCATTAGGTTTATTAGTAGCCGTTGGAGATAGGGGGGTTATATTAACAAGTTCAGACGGTATGCGTTGGAGAGAACAAGATGTTTCCATAGGTAATGCAACTTTATACTCTGTTGCATATTCAGAATCATTAGGTTTGTTTATTACAGTAGGTTCAAACGGAACAATTTTAACAAGTACAAATGGTACAAGTTGGACAAGAAGGACATCAGAAGTAACAGTTACATTACTATCAGTTACATATTCAGAATCATTAGGATTATTTGTAATAGTTGGAACTGTGGGAAGAATTTTAACAAGTCCAGATGGTATAAGTTGGACAAGCAGAACATCTGGTGTTTCGTCTAATCTTAACTCTGTAATATTTTCTGAAACATTAGGAATGTTTGTTGCAGTTGGTGTAAATGGTGTTATTCTGACGAGCCAAAATGGCATAAATTGGACAAGCAGAATATCGGGGGTTACTAATCAATTATACTTTGTTACATATTCAGAAACGCTAGGTTTGTTTGTTGTGGTTGGTGAAAACTGTCCAATTTTAACAAGTACAGATGGTATAACGTGGATAAGCAGAACGACAGGGATGACATTAAGAAGTGTAGTATATTCTACTTCTTTGGGAATGTTTGTAACGTCAAATTCGAATCTAACAAGTATAGATGGTATAAATTGGGTTAGAAGAACACCAAGTATTTATCCGATTGTGACGGCAATTATATATTCTAAAAGATTGGATTCATTTATTGGGGTGAGCTCACAAGGAAAAATTGTCAAGTCAAATTTTGCAAAGTTTGAAAACCTTATATCAACATTAACTTCAGATAGTGATATGACATTAGGTTTACAGGTAGGAACAAATGAAATCCTTCTTTCAAAATCAGCAGGCAACTTAAATGGAAGAATCATTTACAGACAGAGATACATAGGGGTATAAAAAATGAGTTACAAAGATAAGCCTCAAATCAAGTTATATAAATACGAGAATTCTCAATTCATTCTGCTAGCACAGATTGATGATTATGCGGAAATATCTTTTGAACATAACCTTTATCAAGCAGGAATTTTTACAATTACAATTAATTATAATATCCCGAATGCCCTATTATTTCAGCGTGGCTTATTTGTTCAGATTGGTCCAAATCCTTATGACTTCGGAGAAATATACGCAATAAAAGATTCTATAGGTTCAGATGGAAAAGGCTCACAGATTCGCACGATAACAGGCTATGATGCAAGATACCTTCTTAAACGCAGAGTAATTAAAAATATGAACTCTAATGGATTGTGGACTATGACCGCCAAAGGCGAATTGTGTCTGCGTAATCTGATTAAAGACCAATGCGGAGCAGGAGCAGAAGCAAAAAGACAGTTGCCGATTAATAATGTTATTCCTGCGACAGAATTAGCAATCGGCAAGGAATATTCTGTAAGCGAGCAGTTCAGCAATCTTTATGAAGTCTGCAAAACAATTGCGATACAATCGGAAATCGGTTGGCGGTTGGCTTTTGACGGAACTTCTCTTACTCTTGAATGTTACGAAGGAACAGACAGAAGTCAGACAGTGCAGTTTTCAACAAGTTTCGACAGTCTTGCAAATGGAGAGTTTACCGACAGTTCGGCAAGTTTTTCAAATGCTATCTATGTTGGCGGTAAAGGTCAGAATGACGATAGGGATATTTATGAAGGAGAAAACGGGACACCGAGCGGACTAGACCGCTTTGAAAGTTGGGATAATCAATCTTCAATGACAACTGAATCAGAGTATGAAGCAGAAGCCTTGGCTATGCTTACGCAGTATGGTCAAACAATTCAAATGTCTGGAAATGGTTTAGCTAAATGTCCTTATATCTACAAAGAGCAGTATGACGTTGGCGATTTAATAACCGTTGCTTTCAGCGGAAAATCAGCAGTGGTGCAGATTCTTTCTGTAACGGAACATTGGGCTTGGGGCAGTTATGACATTCAGTTTAGTTTCGGAAAACCGCAGAACAACCTTGCAGACCAATTACAGTTGATGTTGCGACAGATTCAGAAAGCAAGTGAAAAGGCAAACTCAACCGATTCTGTAAGGTGGTACACAATCCCGACTGATACCGCAATGCCAAAAGCCGATGTAACTTATAACACAATCGGTTTTGTGGGAAATGTCGGAGAAGGTGCAACTTTCACCCTTTATCTCGATAACGAAAAGACAGGAGCGAAGACTTATCACGTTTGGTTCAAGCAATTAGCAGGAAGCGGAAAACTGACCTTAACTACCGGAAAGAGTGGCGCGGTAAATCTCACAATGGGAGTGGGAACTTATGTTGCAATTATTTCTGTCGATGAAGCAGGAAATATTGTAAACGTAGCAAGTACTCCAACAGATATAATTTCAAGCGGAAACAATCAGCCTGCAACCTCTCAAGGTGTTGCGAGCGTGATATCTAAAAATGCAAAATTAGTAGCAAGACTTACAAATAGTTATTTAGATTTAGATATTCCAATAATTCAAGGACAA